CAGGTTCTAATGGTAGTTCAGGAACATCAGGTTCTAATGGAACGAGTGGTAGTAATGGTAGTAGTGGAACATCAGGTAGTTCAGGTTCAACAGGAACATCAGGAACAAGTGGAGTTGGTTATGGATTAGACGCAAAACAATTTTATTTTGATAATACAGGTTGGTCTTTATCAGGAGGTTTAATACAAAGAGATATAACTTTCACTTTACCATTTTCTAATACTAACTATAATGTAGCAATTGATTATCATATTGGAACAACAAATGATACGACTAATGGTTTATTAGCCAATTCAAGAAGCACTGCTACAAATAATATGTATGTGGTTGATGTTAGAAATAAAACAGTATCAGGAGTTACTATTGTATTTGAGAGCGTTCAAGACCCACGAACAGCGGGTAGTGAAGTATGGGTAAGTTGTGTGGCAAGTGGTGAGGTAGGTGTTCCAGGAACATCAGGTTCAAGTGGTTCATCAGGAACATCAGGAACAAGTGGTAGTAGTGGAACATCAGGAACGACAGGAGCAACAGGAGCACAAGGTGCGAACGCAGGATTTACATATATATTTTCTAATAATACAACAACAGGATTTACAAGTAGTCAGTCGTTCAAGTTTAACAACGCACAACCATCAGGAACAACAATCGTAACTATAACATATCAAGACGCAAATAGTAATGATTTATCTTTATGGTTGGAAAGTTTCACAGGTTCAACAAGCACTATGAAAGGGTATTTATTTATTACCCAACCTACGGGAGAAAAATACCAATATCAAGTAACAAATGTTACAAGGAACGGAACAGGTGTGTCAAAAATATATAATGTTAATAGTATTTGGAATGGTGGATACTTAAATGATGTTATACCAAATACACAGAATTGCCAGTTAAGTTTCATACCAACAGGTAATGTAGGTGCGTCAGGTTCATCAGGAACAAGTGGTATATCTGGTTCATCAGGAACAAGTGGTGTTGGAACATCAGGAACATCTGGTTCTAATGGTAGTTCTGGAACATCAGGAACATCTGGTTCTAATGGTAGTTCTGGAACATCAGGAGTTGCTGGTTCGTCAGGAACAAGTGGTATTAATGGAACAAGTGGAACATCAGGAGTTTCTGGTTCATCAGGAACGAGCGGTGTAGTAAATTATACAGGATTAATTACAACAGGTTCGCAAGTAACAACACAATCAATTACAGGTTCATTAACAATATCAGGTTCAGGAACAGCACTAAATGTTTATTCAGGAAATAATTATTTACAAACTGATGTAAATACTTTTATATCACAAGTATCAACTAATACATCAATTTATACAAATGGTAATTTTTATCTTTCAAGTTCATTAAATAGAATTGAAGGAACAACAGAGGTTTCAGGAGCCCTTAATATAAATAATGGTTCATTAGGTATAGGTATAAGTGGTTCTTTAACAAGTAACCCTGTAAGAATATACGCTGGTGGTGGTGGAACAATAATACAAGCAGATTATCCAGGAGCAGGTTTAAGTTTTTTAAGTCAAGGAACTAACTTTAATAAACTTTATACAAATGGTATTAATTATTTACAACAAGATAATTTAACTATATATGGAACAGGTAGTGCTGGTGCGAAAGTTATTATTACAGGTTCGTTAAATGTAAGTAGTGATAGTATAAATAGGATAAGTTCATCAATACAAAATATATTAACTGGTGGAAGTAACTTATTTCAATCACCATATAATTATTTGGGGGGAGAAGCAAGTGCTGGTGTTGTAAGTGTTAATGGCACTTTATCAGTTACAGGTTCATTAATTACATCAGGTTCAGTTAGAGTAACAGGTTCAGTAGCGGGTAATGTTAATAGTTTATCAATTGCTTCAACAACCGCGTCATTAAACTTAAATGATGGTAATTTCTTTACACTACAATTAGTAAGTGGTTCAGCAACTCATATCAATCCATCTAATATTAAAGCAGGTCAAACTATTAATATATTATTAAATACAACTGGTTCAGGAACGGTAAGTTTCCCATCAACAGTTAAACAAGTTTCAGGTTCGGCGTATGTTCCATCAACAGGAACAACCAAAGATGTAATAACTTTAATAAGTTTTGATAGTTCAAATCTTTATTTAGCAAATGTTAAAAACTTAATCTAATATGAACTTTACTCCATTTTCTTATATTCAAGGTTCAGTTTATTCACCATTTATTAATGGAACGGGTGGTGTTATTACTACATTCGTTTCTAATAGTATAAACTATAAATCACATACATTTACAAGTTCATTTACTTTTGATAATATTGGTTCAGCAGGTTCAGCACAATTATTAATTGTAGCAGGTGGTGGAGCAGGTGGAAGAAATGGTGGTGGAGGCGGTGGTGGTGGTGGAACAATTATTTCATCATCTTTTAGTTTAGGAACAGGAGCACAAACAGTTATAGTTGGTGCTGGTAGTGTTGGTATGGCTAATAACGCAGCAGGTTCAGGTTCTATGGCAAGTGATAGTTCATTCGGTTCAATAACCGCAATAGGTGGTGGTTTAGGAGCAAGTAGAGACCAAACACCATCAGGTTCTTATTCAGGAACAACAGGTGGTTGTGGTGGTGGTGGTAGTTGGTCTGGTGCTTTTGTTGGCGCACAATCAGGTAAGACAGGAACGGTAGGTCAAGGATTTAGTGGTGGAACAGCGACAGGCAATTTAGGAACATCAGCAGCAGGTGGTGGAGGTGGTGGTTCAGCCAATTCAGGTTCAGCAGCAGCTTCACAATCAGGTGGTAGAGGTGGTGATGGTAGATTAACATACATACGAGGTAGTTTAGAATATTTCGGTGGTGGAGGCGGTGGAGGTTTAACCGTAAATGGAACATCACAAGGACCAGGTTTAGGAGGTGCCACAGGAGGTTCAAGAAGCGGTAGTTTATCAGCAGGCGTCAATACAGGTGGTGCGTCAGGTGGAGGCGGTGGTTCTGGAACAAGTGGAAACGGTGGTTCAGGAATAGTAATAATAACTTATCAATATCAATAACATATGGCACATTACGCAAAAATAGAAAATGATTTAGTAGTTCAAGTAATTGTAGCAGAACAAGATTTTATTAACACATTAGAAGGTGAGTGGATACAAACATCTTACAATACACAAGGTGGCGTTCATACATTAGGAGGAACACCATTAAGAAAAAATTACGCAGGTATTGGAATGATATACGACAGAGAAAGAGACGCTTTTAGATACGGACAACCTTTTGATAGTTGGTCTTTAAATGAAGATAGTTGTGTTTGGGAAGCACCAATACCATATCCTAATGATGGTAATATATATTTTTGGAATGAAGATAATAAAGAATGGATTTTATATATTGTTACAAGTGAATAATAATCGTTCAATATTGAACCTATATCAAAACAAATTGAATATAATTGGTAAAAGATTGAAGATAAACGACTAATTAGATATATTTAAGTATATGAGTAAAACTAATAAAATAACATTAGAAGCGTTCCAATTTGACGGAGCGGCACGACTACCACAATATATTGAAATATTGCGTAACGAACCTTACATCAAGTATGGTGAAAATAATAATCTATATAGTTCATTTCAATTATATTTTCAAAATGTGCCAGTTCATAGAGCTTGTCTTCAATCAAAGATATACGGGATACAAGGTAAAGAACTTACAACAGAAGACCCAGCACATCAGGAATTAATTATGTTCGCTAATCCAACAGAAGATTTTTATTCTTTATACAAGAAATTGGTAAAGGATTATGTTGTATTAGGTTCATTCGGTCTACAAGTAATTCGTTCAAATGAAGGTGGTATATCACATTTATATCATACACCAGTAGATAAGTGGCGTTCAGGTAAAGCGGGTGAAGATGATATAGTAAGAGATTATTGGTTTAGTGAGAATTGGGATAGACACAGAGACCAAAGATATAAACCTTATAGAGTTGCTGCGTTCAATATGGAAAATACAACAGACGCAAGACAATACTATTACTATAAAGATTATGAACCAAACGGACAATTTTATTATGGTTACCCTGCGTATATATCAGCAGTCCCTTCATTACAATTAGCAACAGAGGTGGTTAATCATCACCTTACATCAATACAGAATAATATGACGCCATCTATGGCTTTATCGCTTGTGGGAGAAATACCGCCACCGACCGAAAGACAAGATATAATGGATAAGTTAAAAAATATCTATGGCGGAACAAACGGACAAAAGTTCTTCTTAAACTTTATTGAAAGTAGCGAACAGAAACCACAGGTAGATATTATTACACCAACAACAACAGACGGATTATATGAGAATATTACATCACAAGTAACTCAAAATATTATAACAGCCCACCAAATCACATCACCATTACTTTTAGGAATTAGGGAAGCAGGTTCAACAGGATTAGGAAGCAACAAAGATGAGATTTTAATATCTTACAATCACTTTATTAATACAAGTTGTAGACCCGTTCAAAGAGTTATTTTAGGTGAGTTAGAAAGAATGATATTCTTAAAGACAAAGGTTAAAGTAAAATTAGTATTAGAACAAAATCCAATATTAGATATAGATGAATTACCGACAGACGCAGGTGTAACATCTAAACCAGGTGAAATAAAATCAACATTACCAAATCCTGGTAGTGAGACAGAAATGTCTGTAAATGATAATCTTAAAAAATTATCAGGTAGAGAATATCAAAACCTTATGAGAATTATTAGGGAATATTCCAAAAATAAAATAACGAGAGATATGGCAAAACAAATGTTAAAATCAGGATATGGTTTAACAGAAGAAGAATGTTCTGCGTATTTGGGTGAAGAAGAACAAGAAACAATATAATATATGAGTAATTATGTTTTAATGGTAAGTATGGATAAACTTACCTCTCTTACGAGTATCAGTCCAAACCTTGACGCACATACGCTTCGTCCTAATATCTATTACGCACAAACACAAGTTCAACAGATATTAGGTGATTTACAATATAATGAGTTGTGTAGAAAAATTACAGAACAAGAACAACTTACAAACCACGAGACACAACTTATGGACTATATTGGTAATTTCTTAATTTGGACGGCAGCACACGAGAGCACCCTTTCTATCTATATGAAGATGGTTAATAATGGTGTTACAAGTGGAACTGATGGTGATGGTAGAAGGTCAGCAGGTATTGACGAGATTAAGTTTCTTCGTTCTATGTTGACTAACAGAGCTGATATATACAGAAGACAATTACAAGAGTTTATCCGTATCAATTTAGGTTGGTTTCCTCTTATCGGTCAATCAAACTCTAATCAAGTTGTTAGGTCACAAAGATGGGCTAATTACTTTCCAGGTCTTCAATTAGATACAAGATTTTATAGAGGAACACATCATAGTTGGAAAAATAATTTAACACAGTATAGTGAATTAGACCACACAGACCCTCCTAATTGTGATTGGTAATAATGTATAACAAAACAAAAAAGAAATGATAGAACAGATTGTAATGACGGTTGTAACCACTTTAATAGGTTACTTTGTTGGTAGAAGAAAAACAAACGCAGAAACGGATAATCAAGTATTAAAAAACCTTGAACTATCTGTGGGTATTTACACAAAAATTATTGAAGACCTTAAAGGTGAGATACAAGAATTAAATCATAAAGTTCAAGACCTACAAAAGATGGTGGACGAACTAATGGTAGAGAATAGAAAATTAAAAAATAAAAATAGTATATAATGGACGCAGTTACATTCATTAGTGCCTTAAAGCACTGTAAAGAACAATCAATAATTTTCCATCATC